TAGCGAGTTACGAATAAACTCACGCGCCCGAGTCATCTCAGGATTATCGTTACGAACAATCTTCTTGAGGTCATTTGCTTGTTTCCAAGTAATTACTTTATTGTTTGCTAGATTGTCAAAGTAAGACTCGCCGACTACCTGACGATCTGCTAATGACTCAAACTGGCCGTACATCATTGCGTTAGCTCCAGCGCCTTCACCGCTAATCAATGCTTTGCGCTGCTCATCCGGCAAAGTAATCCCAAGAGCTTTAGCTTGATTCAATACTTGCTGACCGCTGATCTGACCAGCGTAGAACTGATCCTCAATCGCGTTCATCTTATCTTCATTGACGGCTGCGTTTAATTCGCTTGTGCGCTTCCATGCGGTAGCTACTTCACCGTTACGGTCTACGTACATCTTAATTAGCTTGTCTTTATTAACGCGAGTCATTACGCGGTCTAACTTGCCAAAGTCACCAGCCTGCATCTTACGCAATCCCTCTACAGGATTCTTAGCAAACTCTGGGCTAGCTGTGTAATCTACAATCGCGCCCAGCAATGCGCGGTCAAAGTCTGCACGTTTCTCAGCAAAGAACTGCGGATCGTTTGTTTGCCCGGCAATATCCATTACTCGCTGGCGCTCAATTAAGATACGCTCTGCCAACAGAACTGGATCCTTTTCTACTCGCATTAGATCAGCAATGATAGTAGGCGTCTGCGAGATTAAGTCATCTGCGTTTGCTTTGACGCCTTCACCATAAATCTTATAGGCGCGGTCTGCCGCCTTGGCGTATACAGGAGCTCCAGCGCTACCAGCAGATGCCCTAAAGCGCAGGCCTTCCTCTGGTGATATGCTAGAGATAGCTCTGCCATATCCATCTGTAATCGCTTTAATTTCAGACTGTACGTCTTTTAAGTTAAACGAGCCAGCATCAACCATGCCGCTAAGGCGCGAGAACTCATTACGTACTTTTACCTCTAATTCATTGCGGAGTTGAGCTGCTTGCACTTTACGAGCTGCATTGCCAAACGTAGTGCCAGGCTCTGCAAACAATTCCTGTGGGCTCTTACCAGCCTCCATAGCAGCCATGACTTGATCTGCGCTTGGCTGATTCTCTGCGCCGTACTGTAAGCCTTCACGCTCTGCTTGCTCGGCCGCTTTCTTAAATGCAAAATCAGATACGCGATCTAACGCAGATGTAATTGCAGTTAGCTGTGCAGCAGACTCTTTCACGTCAGCACGATCCAATCGTGGAATATCAGCAGGCAAAAGACCTGTTGGCTGGTAGAGCGGAAGAGTTGCCATATTAACCTCCACCTCCTAAAGCAGCACCGCCACCACCGCCACCGCCGGATGGTGCGCCGCCCATAGATCCATAAGATGCGGCAGCCATACCTAATTTACCAGCAGCATTAAAGTAGCCTGTGCGCTCCGCTGTAGCTCCAGCATCCTCATACAGACTAGCCTGGATCAATCCATTACGGCGCTGGCCTTCTGCACCAGATAAAGCAAACGCAAACTCTTTGCCGCCGCGAGTACTGTTTACCGCTTGAATTAATCCGGCAGATCCATCAAAAGCATTTACACCGCCAGCAAAGCCACGGGCGATTACAGCTGCGTTAGCTGCATTGGTACGCTGCAATATTTGATTAGCTTGAAATTCATACTTAATCGCTGCGCGCTCAGTCTCAATGCGAGTTATAGCCGCCTGTTGGTTATAGTACTTTTTCTTGTCCTGGCCTTCTTTAATAGAGCCGTAGGCCGATACTACAGCTAACGCTATCGCAACTGCTGCCATGCTATGTCCCCTGATGTGTAGCTACTTTGTACTCCATACCTAATAAAGTCATCTTTAAAGGTATGTCCTGAGATACAGTAATCTTAGCCTCTTGCGAGTAACCTAAGATTCCATGCAATGTTTTAGTTCCCGTAAACTCTGCGACTGGCTGATCTAAGATGTCGCCAAAAGCGCGGAACGGAATCTGTGTGCCATTAATCTTCATGTGTTGCGTATCTACAACAAGTGCGTTTACTTCAACAATGCGCTTTTTAAATCCAATGCGTGTGCCTGTTTGCAACTTTAAATCGACTGGCATGGTGCGAGCCTCAACCGCAATAGGCAGGCCAATCTCGTAAGATGATGCCGTAGCTCTAGGCAGGGTTACAGTACCGCCAGCAGGCACAGCCTGGTTAGCCTGTACTGCGCCATCCTCAAGGATATTAACGGTCTCCGTTACTAGGTGCGCCATCGTTACTGTGCTCACTACGCCTGTGCCAGATTTAGCTGAGTCTGTTAATAAGTCGTTATCAAAGACCTCTACGTAGTATTGGTTTGCTCCGTTTACATTGCGGCGCACAACGGTATATATCGTAGATATATCTACGCTGACATCAATGTATGCGCCATCTACTGTAATGAACTCAGATGGGGCAATGACGTTCTGTGCGCGTAGCAGAGAAAAGACGGCCATAGTGCCATCGGTAGTATTGGTAATCAAAAGCAAATCATTCTCATCTGTAGCAACAGACCTACGCAAAGCTAGGCGACTTGGCCCTTTGAGCAGATGGCCAGCCAGCAATGAGATTTTCTGGGTAACGTAAGTGGCTTGAGTATCGGTATACGCAAACTCATTTAGCGATTTACCTTGGCGCTGAATAAACAGAGTGCCTGACTCTAGCTGCTGAACGCGTACGCCCTGCTGGGTACCGTTACGGCTAGCAGTCTTTACAAAGAAGTTGGTAGGGGTGATTGGATCTAGTCCATTTTGCGGAACGTAGAACTCACCGCCAGTCGTAAACACTTGCAAGTCGCGGCCAGAGATAATATCGACAATCGCGTTAAATGTATTAGTGTCTAGCGTTGCCTCAACCGCGTCATCATCTAAACCTTCAGTAGCCTCAAAATCAAAGAAGAGGCCAACCTTAGAACCCCATACAGTACTAGGGCGAGACTTAGAGCCACCAAAGTACAAACGACCTTCGTGGAAAGTAACAGAGCGAGGCCAACCTTTTCCGCTAGACCATACAGCTTCGTAACCAGATTCATAGTCCCATTGCCCATTCGCGATAGCAGAAGTATTAAAAAATGGAAACTCAGTAATAGCGTCTACTGAAGTACCCGAGTTATAGCGCACAATCTTAGCGCGGCCTTGCGGCTGTGCATTGACATATTGGCCTACGCTGCCAGCAGTAAACACGCTAGAAGATGCAGTCAAAGTAACCTTGCCTGATACAGCTGATGGAGTCAGAGTCCCGGCTGGGTTAGTCACCGATACTGTAAATGCGTACTTAGGAATAGAGTCAAACGTAATTGCGCTAGCAGTCCATGTAGCGTCATTAGCGCCGCGAACGATGCTAATCGGCGCAACGTCAGGATGCACCACAATCAGCGTATCAGCCGATTGAGTCCATACGATATTAGCTAATCTAGCACCAGTTAAGCTAACACCAGATGTATCTAGGTATGGATTGCCAGAGCCGTTAATATTTGTAATTAGTACTTTATTCTTAAATATGTACATCCGATTATGCGTAAAGCACAGCATATAGCTGTCAGATGTAGAGAACTCAAACTCAACTAAGCGCACGCCGTTAGCCGCAGACTCAGTACTGGAGTTAGGTAATGACGCAATGTAACGCGAGCCGGGCCTACGGCGAATACCGCCTTGTGGCTGGCAGACTACATTGGTAGCTTTCTCTAATGCGTTTGCGTATGCAGTTAAATCTACGCGGGCGCGGAGCAATGGATCCAGCTCACCTGTAGAGAAGTTGGTCTGTATGCTTACAAAACGACTCATTAATACCTCACGCTAATAAGCGAGAAATCATTAATGGCATTAGTAGGATTGCCAGCGCCATCAATATTCATGGCTTGACGTAGATAGCCGCCGCGGCCATTCTCTGCTGGAGAGCCTGTAGCTACAGATTGCCAGTATTGGCTTTTATCTGTTTGGTCGGTAATAGGCAAGGCGAGGTGCCAAGTCATCATGTACTTGAGGAGCTGCACAAAATAGCTAGGCATCTCGTACTCAGGCACAGAGTACTGATAGTCAATATAGACCTCCTCATAATCCGCTAGCAGCTTGTCGCCAATGATGCGGTATTCTTTGCGCGGAGGGACGTTGGTAGAGCTAGTATCATAGATAGCTCTAGGACTCGTTAAACGGTCTCCTGGGAGCTGATACTCGTAGCGGTACTCATTGATAGGCGTAGAGATTAAACGCGCTATAGAAGTCTTTTTATAGCTAAAAGACCAGGGATACATAAGTATGGCCTGATCCTTGATATCTGGGTATAAACGGTTGGCAACAGACGCCTCATCTGTGCCTTCATCAAAAGACGAAATCGGCTTGGCGCCGAGCATCAACAAAGCATCAGAACAGATCGAAAGGGCGGTATCACCAGCTGCCATTTAATTCTCCAATGTAATAATGGGCCACCACCGAGTATCCCCAGTAATGGCCCATTTTAATGCCAAATACGATTAATCTGTATCTGTGTTAGCCAAAGTTGTACCATCGTTTACGTCAACAACGCCAGAGGCGTTAGAAAGAACATAAACCAAAGTAGCAACAGCGGTAGTGCCTGTTGAAGTTACGCAATAAATCAGGTCGCCAACGCTGAGGATGGTCGACAAATCATTGAAGTAACCTTCAGTATTGACAGCAGCAATCGCGTCAGTTGTTTTATATGCATAAATAGCTGGAGCATTACCAGCTTTAGATGCGGCTACGGTTGAAAAACCAGTTGAGCTATAAGCCATTTTTCAGTCTCCTTTATGCTGTTTCGCGAGCGGTAATCTTAATGATACCCTCAGCATCGATGGCAATAGCACCCGCAGAAAATACAGAGTTCACTAAGAACGATGTCTTTTCTGGAATGTAATTGACTTCGGTGCGTGGAGCGATACCTTCAGCGTAGCCGATAGCGTCTTTGTGGAAAGCAAAGCAAGTACGATCCAAGCTACCATCAATAGCCAAGCCGCCTTCAGAACGGTCGCCCATTACATGGAAAGTAAAGCCTAAGAAAGTATTAATCTCGCCGCTTACCAAAGCCTTAACGGTATTGAAGTCAGAGCTGGTTACAGCTGTCTCAGACAACAACGATGCCAAGCCTGATGCGTGGAGAATAATGTTACGGCCTTCTGGCGGT